ATAACCCGTGTCGCACATCCTGGTCATGTCGCCACCTCCTCAGTGTTGGCCAAGTACGCCTTCAAGCGCTTCACCCGATTCTTGTTGTAGGTCACCAAGGCTGTCGCGTACTCAACCCCAGACTCAGCCGCCAGCAATTCATGCTCCGCAATCAGCAACTCATGCGCCACGGCCTGCGCTGGCGTGACGGTCTTCAGCATCGTTCGCAACTCAGTCCAGATGTACCTAAACATCATTTCACCAACACGTCAAAAGTAGCCAACAAAAAGATTACGCCCGTGCCGATTAAGAGGACAGCGCCACAGAGACTGATTAACAAGCTGCGAGCTTGGTCTAGGTTTTGCTGTGTAAAGTAAGTCTGTTTCATTTCGTCTCCAATCTGTAAAACCACTTGTCGCCTCTGCGCTGGCAGTTAATGTCCAAGCCGTTCTGTCTGAGTTCGGCAATGATGCTGTTCACCGCACAGACGTTTGCTGACTTGATGATGTCCAAGGTAGTGAATTCCCCACCCTGAGACAGCAGATCAAGCACACGATTCAGGCGGTCGCTACTTTCAATACTGGCTGCGTTCATGTTGGCTCCTTAAAAGTTCATGTCATCATCAGACTGATCGGCTTGCCTTGGGCGGCGGTCATCCTGTGGCTTTGGGTCATTCATGTATGCCCAGCCGTCCCACCCGCCTTCACGCAGCGGGATGACATCGAGCTTCAACATTGGACCGTTCTTGGTCTCAATCACAGACCCGATTCGTTGATAACGCTTCTTTGTCTGGCCTTCGCTGTTGCGGTATTCACCAACGATGCAGCTAATTTCTTTGCTAACTTTTGACATTTCATTCTCCGATTATTGATTTAAGGGCGGTTACTTTGGCATCTACTTCTGCCAAAAACTTAAGGACTTCTTCTTCCGTGATCTTGAGCCATTCAGCATTACGCTCAACTCGGTAAACAAACAACTGCGCCTTGGCTGGCATCCGTGGGTCAAAGACCACGTAATCACACCATGACCGATTAGCGCAGCGCATCTGCCATTGCATCTGGGCGTAATACTTGGCATCCACTGGGTTTGCGCCTTGGGAGAAAGACAGCCAAACCTCAAGGGCGGTGCTGGATGATGGGCATTTGATCTCCACCATGCCATCATCGCCCACCAAGCCATCAGGCGAGGCTCCAGCGGCCTCAATGTCGGGGTGAGGTATAAACCCCACCTCTTCAACCATCTGTCCCGTCTGCGCCTCGTATGAGGCTCGGGCGAAAGGCTCTTGCTCAGTACCCCAGGCCATTGCCGCATTGGAGTAAGACTCGGCGCGGGTCTGGGTAATGCGCTCCAGCACCAGTTGGGTCATGTAATTGGTGCGGCTGGCGCTGTACCCCGTTTTGGTCTTGGCAAGTACATCAGCAATACGGCTGGCGGTCACTTTGCCCAGTCTGTCGGCAAACCAGCTTTCGGTTCCTTGTTCTTCGCTCATGCTGTTTTCTCCTGTTTAGCACGCTCAATTCGTGCCTTCTTTGCTGCAATGACTTTGGCCTGAAGTGCCTGATTGCCTTCACAGGCATCGAAAGCATCCTTATAAGTTTCTTTTAGTTGGTCTGCGTTGCCGCTACCTTCAATCGCCAGCAAGTGGTCAGTGATGTCCGGTGTCTTGATCTCTGGGCGGCGGCTACCAGCATTTCCGTCATCGTCTTCTGGTGCGATGCCGCAAGCTGCCATCAGGGAATAACGCCTCGCGTATGTCAGGGCGCTGCCATACCCTTGAGGGTCTTGCTTTGATGCAGGGACATGCAACTTGCCACATTCCAGCATTTCGCCTGATTCGTGGATAAAGACAGTTTCTACAGTCACTCCAGTGAGGTCTTCACTGGTGCGCTGAATCAGGGCAATGCCAGCCCCGTTCAGACCTTCAATGACAGCCTCTACGCAAGCGCTGAGGTCTGCATAACGGCTGCGAAAATGCGGGTTGGTGCTGGTCTTGAGGGCAGGGCCAAAGGCTTTTTGAGCCTTGACTAATGCGGTGGCGATTTGTTTCATGATTGTTCCTGTGTAAGTTCGATAAGGATTTGGTCAAGTTCTTGCTGGAATGTCTCTAACAATTCATCTTGGCTACGGATATGCGCTTCAAGCAGTTTTATGTGGAGTGCAAGGCGGTCTGCGTAGTTGGTGCTGTGTGAAGCTGCGAGCTGGGCAAAGTTTTCAAGCACTGTCATACATCCTCCGCAATCATTTTCTCGATGCGTTGGACAATGGCGGGGTCAATGATTTCGAGGCAGTCTTTGTGTGAGCCATCAATGTGCAGTGCAAAGACCGTTACAAGGGCAGGCCAAGCGGGGTCAATGTCGGTGGCTGGTTCAGCGGGTTCGACTTCCGCCATGCCGGTGAAGGTAAAACCTTCGATGGTTTTGTCAAAATGAATGTTCATGCTATCTCCTTAAAAGACCCTTGCGGGATTAATGAGGCCGAAGCCTCGGTTGGTTTAATAGTCTTGACCGGCACGGGCTGGTTGTGCACCCAAAAATTCAGGGTTGTATTGGTCGTTGTTTCTAGCTGAGACTGGTATGTAACCGTACTTTTTCCACTCCATTCGAAGCAGTGGGCTGTACGCTGTCTTGCTGTTGTCTGCGTCGTGCATTGCGCCATGAGTCTGAGCGCGAGCCTTATAAATTTCTGATTTCGTCATGATGGTTTCCTAAAAAGACCCCAAGAAGTTCGGGGCATGTGTGTATTGTATAGGGTTCTGAACACAAGTCAACATTTTTTTAAATTATTTTATAGGTACTTTCCCTAATACGATGGGGCCGAAGCCCCACCGGTATCAGGCCAACAAAAGTGATTCAGCTTCTGACTTCAGCCGATTGCCATTGCCAAACCAAGCGTTGTTCATGCGGGTGTCTACATTGTGTCCGCGCTCATGGTCAATGTATTGAGTGACTGCATTCAGCAAGCCCCAGCGTGTACCGTAAACGCCTTGGTCTGATGCACCGATACCAGCGCCATCAAAGAGTTCTAAGACCCGTTTGAAGCCCTTGGACTCTTTCAGCTTTTCGGTCTGTGGGTCAAAGGTCGCAGGGAATAATTCGCTGGTAAAATTCTTTGCGTATTCCAGTGAAACACCTTGTCGGGCGAGTGACCTGTACTTGTCCATCATTCCATCAAAGCCGCCAACAATGATGCCAAGGCGTTCCCGCATCAGGCTCGCATCAAAGTCTGCACCATGGGTCAACATCACACGGCTTGGTGAAAGTTCCGTATCAGCCGCTGAGAGGGTGTTATTGCAGACAACTCGGATGCTGGTGAATTGACCAATCGTTGCGGCTGACCCATCAAAAGAAGTGCTGAGAAGTAGATAACCCTTGACAGCATCATCATTTAAGACCACCGCCTCTTTGTTGACATTTGCCAATGCCCAGATGCGTTTGCCGCCTTTGATCGCACCGGCAACTTCAAGAGTGAAACCTGCCGATTGCACCAAGGTGTTGAAGAAGTCTAAAACTTCTGCTGGCTGGTGAACTTTGTATCGGTCAGACACAACACCCAGTGGAGTTTTATTGTCGTTCCGAAAAATCACATTTTTGTTTTTGACTTCCTGAGGTGCAACCAGACCTTCAGGCCAAAAGAGGACGGGGGAAACTTGTGCCTCCCAATCAAGTCCAGCCTCTTTGCGCCAGACATCAATGGGTGCATCTTGGGTGAGCTGTTGACCAAGGCCATGCCAAGGGGTGCGGTTTGCGTAAGCGATTTCTGCTTTGCCTGTGAGAGTGCTATTTTCTATCATGTGTGCCATTTGAGGCTCCTTTAAAAGACCCCAGCGGAATTGCCGAGGCATGAGTGCATTGTATAGGGTTCTAAACAAATAAACCGGATTTATAAAAAATAATTCTTATCAAGAATGCAACATCGATAGGAAATTTAAATCACCGAAGTGAGCGTTTGTATAGTAGAATGCACCAATGACAAAGCAAGAAGCCATTGACAGGGCAGGTTCACAGTCCAAGCTGGCAAGGCTTTTGGGTGTGACAAGGGGTGCTGTTTGGCAGTGGAAAATGCTGCCTCAAGGCAGGCTCTATCAGCTCATGGTCATTAGGCCAGAATGGTTTGATCGGTTATAATTTTTTTGAAACACGGATAGGTTGGGCTTGATCTCCCAGCCGAAAAGCGAGCCTCCCCGCCTGCCGTTTGTTTCTTTGTTTATGGAGGACAGCGAAGGAAAACTTTATGCACTACTACCAATTCAACATTGGTGACTATGTAAGCCACACACGGCATCTCTCACCCATTGAAGACATTGCTTACAGGCGTTTGCTTGATGCCTACTATTTAAGTGAACGCCCGTTGAACAGCGGTATAGCGGTCGTTGCACGGCAGATCGGCTTAAAAGAACATGAAGCCGAGGTGAATGAGGTACTTCAGGAATTCTTTAAGCTAACTGAAGATGGCTGGATAAACACTAGAGCCGATAAGGAAATTGCCCATTTCAAAGGGAAAATTGAACAGGCGTCTAGGGCTGGTAAGGCATCCGCTGAACGCCGGAGCAACTCCCGTTCAACGGACGTTCAACCAACCAATAACCAAGAACCAATAACCAATAACCAAGAACCAATTAAAGAATATATATGTTCACCTGAAGGTGAACTTGACTCAAAAATTCCTGATTGCAAACACTCAGAAGTCATCAGTCTGTACCACCAGCACTTGCCAACACTGCGAAAGGTCGAGGTCTGGAACGCTGCCAGACAGGGCTATCTCAGGCAACGATGGCGAGAAGTTGCCGAGGAGCTGTCAAAGTCACAAGCGATTGACAGCAGCAATGTTCTTGGGTGGTGGGGTGAATTTTTCCAGCATGTTGGAAAGTCCAAGTTTTTGACGGGAAGGGTGAACAGCAAAGACGGCAGGGCATTCACTGCTGATCTTGAGTGGATTCTGAAGCCAAGCAATTTTGCAAAAATCGTGGAAGGAAAATATCATGGCACTAACTAACTTTAAGACCCAGCCTGTCGTTCAGGATGATCGAGACTTGATGTGCAGCATGCAAGGTTGTTCTTACCGATGGGCTGTGAAAATGGACGGCAGTCGCCCTTTTTGCTCAAAGCATGCAAAAGAAGACAGAAACCCAACGCCCCGTCCTGCAGCACCTGTTGCAAAGCACTGGACTGATGAGGAGCAGTTTTGATGAATCGTGAAGTAGCAAACAAACTTTTGGACAAACTTCGTGATGGACACAAATTCACTTTCGAACAAATCAGCGCAGCCCTCTACGCCACTGGTGATCTACATGACCCAATGCGAGGCGAGAGAATGGAAGAGGCGGCACAAGGACAAGGTGCAGCAGCTAGGGAAGGTGAAAGCCCAGAGCTGGTGGCTGCAAGTGAAGGCCGACATTCTCAGGATTCGTGGACAGGATGGTCTCGATACCTTGATTGCAGAGCTAAATCGTGATGCAAATTCACTTCCAAGTTGAAGGCGACCCAAAGGGCAAAGGCAGACCTCGGTTTACCCGAGCTGGCAAGTTCACTAGGGTTTACACCGACAAACAGACTTTGGATTATGAAACCCTAATTAAGTCCTTTGCGATGGAGGCAATGGGTAGCACAGACCCGCTAGAAACGGCTGTGAGCGTCTTTTTATACATCAGACATCCAATTCCACCCTCGTACTCAAAAAAGCGCACTGAGGCCTGTTTAAGCGGTTTAGAACGCCCAACAAAGAAGCCAGACTGGGACAATGTGGCGAAATCAATCTGTGATGCTATGAATGGGATTGTTTACTTGGATGACGCGCAAGTAGTGGATGCACATGTAACCAAGGTTTATGCGTCTAAGGCGGGTGTTGATGTGATGGTGATGGAGGTTAAATGAACCCCGAACAAGCAGCCCAAACCATCAGGGACAAAGCCCCAGCCTACGGCGAAGCTAAAGCGCAACGGGTATATCTTGAAGAATTCCGCAAGTCCAAAAAAGCCCTGCTTATGAAAGATGCTTTAAAACTAGGCGTTGAAGCAGCAAATGCTCAAGAGCGCGAAGCCTACGCAGACCCTGCTTATCACCAGTTGCTCAAAGGTTTGGCGCTGGCAATCGAACAAGAGGAAACGCTAAAGTGGGAGTTGGAAGCGGCAAGGCTAGACATTGAAATCTGGCGCACAAGAGAAGCAACGAACCGGATGCAAGATAGGGCGCACCAATGATTTTAAAGCACCCCTATATCAGAAGCAAAAAGCTATTAAAACTGGTTGCAAGCCTTGATTGTCAATGCTGTGGGTCTGGTGAGATTGTCCAAGCTGCCCATACAAACTGGGGCGGCGGCAAAGGCAGGGGCATCAAGGCTGATGACAACTTGGTCGCTGCACTGTGTCTCAGATGCCATTACGAAATTGATGCAGGGGC